ACAGTCACGGTCACGTATGTTAGTTCGTTTGTCTTTGGCAAAGAAACTAATACCTTATGACTTCTTCTTTATGCCACACACTCTAGACTTTAGAGGTAGAGAGTACACGGTATGTGAGTTGTTGTCATGCCAAGGTGTAGACTTTGATAGAGCTATCATACAATTTGCTGAGCCTATTAAACAAACTGAACGTGGTTTGTATTGGCTTAAGGTTCATCTTGCTAACTTGTTTGATCAAGATAAGCAGACGTTTGATGAACGAGTACAGTGGGTTGATGATAATATAAATATGATTCAAGCTATTGCTGATGACCCTTACTCTAACACTGAGTGGATCTCTGATGCAAAGAAAAAGAATCCAAGCTTCCAACGATTGGCTGCTTGCTTTGAGATGTGTCGTACTGATGGCATGACCCAGCTACCTGTCCAAAAAGATGGTGCTAACAATGGTGTACAACACTGGTCTGCTATCATGAGAGACAAGAACCTAGCTACACTAACTAATGTATTGCCTAGTGACAAGCCTATGGATTTGTATCAGTTTGTAGCTGATAGGTCTCATGAATATATTAAAACAAATACCAATGACAACGATTGGTTTACTAAGTTTAATGAGCATTGGCCTAATGAGCTGCCTCGTAAGGTTGCTAAGCGTAGTACTATGTGTGACTCATATGGTCTTACCTTCTATGGTATGCAGAAGTATGTCAAAGAAGAAGGCCATGTTGATTGGGTTGCACGAGAAGAAAGAGGCGGTGCTATTGTTGAGCTAGCAAGAGCATTGCAACTAGGCTTAGAAGATACAATGACAAGCCCTAATCAAGGTAAAGATTACTTACGTTCGGTTGCACGTATTGTAAGTGATCGCAACAAACCATTGGTGTGGGAAACTGGCTCTGGTTTTGTAGTGCAACATGTATATAATCAAGTCATTGAAAGAATTTCATATGCTGAATTGTTTAACAAGCAGCAACTTGTGTTCTCTTCCTTGAGTGAAGAGTTAGATGCTGATGCTCAGTACCTAGCAATTAGTCCTAACTTTATTCACAGTCTTGATGCAGCTCATATGTTCTTAACTATATATGAAATGATGCTTGAAGGTATCACAGCTTATAGTTTTGTGCATGATTCATATGGTACGTATGGGCCGCACATTGATACGATGGATAGAATACTTAGGGAAACGTTTATTAAGATTCACTCAACTAATCCATTGAAATCTTTTAAATTATATCTGGAGAATAAGTATGGCTTACAGTTGCCCGAAGTCCCAGAGTGCGAAGGTGATTTCAACATCGAAGAAGTCAAGCACTCCAAGTACTTCTTTGCATAAGACATATACTAAAGCAAAGAAACTCCCAAAGGTTTGCATGATTGAATGGATTGATGCGCAAACAACAGGTGGTGCTGAATGGTTAGAGAAATCTGAGATGATGTCAGCTGCTAAAAGTAAACTACCTGTTATGTGTACTGTTGGTTATGTTATACATGAAGATGAACATCAGTATGCTGTTGTGTCAACGTTAGGTCCAGCTGAAGGATCACAAGTTCACAAAATTCCTAAGTGTATGGTACTAAACGTAGAAGAATATGGCACAAGACAAGAACATTCGTAGAAAAGACCAGCGTCGTTTTGATCAAGAAGAATATTCTTCTAAGAAGAAACAAAGAGAACTAGATAAAGCGCGTAAAAGAATACGCAAAGAAAAACGGAGATCAATAGATGAAGAAGTTGAATAGCCTACAGCAAGCTCATGTCAATGGCAAGCTTGATGTATACGCTTCAATTGAAGCACACACTGAAGAGTGGGTACATAATGTGGACAAGGATGGTAATTATATTAACGCCTTCCCTAAGCCTAACACTCGACGAAGACAAGATCTTCCCTCGCTTGCTGAGCAGTGGAGAGAAGATGCTAAAAGGAGAAGTAAACATGGCAAGAGTACTAGTAATAGGTGACTTACATGCACCAGCTATACATAAAGAATATCTTTCTTTTGTAAAGAAGATTGCTAAGAAGTATAACACTACCAAGACAGTATTCATTGGTGATATCATTGATCATGAAGCAATCTCAAGGCATGAAAAAAATCCTGAGCTTCCTTCTGCATTAGATGAATATAATATTGCAGTTAAAGAAATCAAACGTTGGCACAAGGCATTCCCTAAAGCTTCTGTTTGTATAGGAAATCATGATGAACGAGTACTTAGAACAGCTAAAGGTAGCGGTGTTCCCAGTTTGTATCTTAAGCCCTTTAACGAGGTATATGGAACTAATGGGTGGGACTGGAAGTATGAACACACACATGATAATGTTATATACACTCACGGTATTGGTTGGTCAGGGTTGATGCCTGCATTTAACGCAGCTAAATTCCTTAGGCAATCAGTAGTGTGTGGGCATACACATTCAGTCGCAAATATTTGTTATCATTCTAATGACAACGATTCTATCTTTGGTATGAACGTTGGCTGCGGTGTTGATAACAACCACTTAGCTATGTCTTATGGTAAATACTCTTTAAAGAAACCAGTGTTAAGTTGTGGTGTTGTTATTGATGGACACCCTTATCTAGAAAGGAAGGACTAATTAATGTCTGAAGAACAGAAGTCACCAGAAGGTGACAAGTCGTACCCTCCCATGATTGCTACCAACGCAGTGTTGCAGTATCTAAGGGAGATTTTTATGGCTTTGGATAACATCAGTTTCCAAATCCGTACAACCATGAACAATATTATTGATACTGACAAGAGTAATGTCGGTAACTTTACTGTTAATAACCCTAATGAATCGGGCGAATCTGACCCAGTTATTGAAGGAGCAAAGCAAGATGATGAAGAATAATTATGGTGACGCTTTCGTCACTGAGTCGGCTACTGTTAAGTGGTCGCACCTAATGAAGCCAGACGATAAGTTTGGTAACCCGCACCACAGTGTGACTGTCGTTGTCACCCCTGATATCCAGAAGCAGATTGACTCTGCTCTTTCTGGTCTCGGAGGCACTAAGATCAATGGTCTTAAGACTGACGCAGAATCAGGAGAAACTCTCGTTCGTTTCAAGAATGTACTGAAAGCCCGCGAAGGCATGACTCAGTTCCCTATTCTTGATAGCGATGACAATGAGACTAACACGATCCCTTTCGCAACGGATAGAGTCCGTGTTAAGGTTACTCCCGCACTCATCTCTAGAGATAACAGTGTGTCTCTCTACATGGATAAGATCCAACTAGTGGAGAGAAACTGGGAACCCTCTGGTGAGTCCTCAGGTGGTGGTGGAATGGGTAAGGTTGATGGTGGCTATGTCGCAGAGACAGTGACCACTACTACCGATGAGGATAACCCATTCTAAATGCTAGAACTAACCTTTGCGGTTAGTCCTGTAGCAGCTTCTCGTCCCCGTGTTGGTAGGCATGGTTCCTACTACACGGGGGCGTACAAGCGTTTTAGATCTGAAGCAGGTGAAGTTGTTCTTGATGTATTGGGACAAGACTTTGACTTGCTTGAAGGCAAACTTAACGTAGACATTGAATGCTATTGCACTCGACCCAAGACTACCAAATTAGAAGTACCTAAATCCGATGTGGATAACATTGCCAAAGCAGTGTTGGATATTTTAAATGGTAAACTTTGGGTAGACGATTCTCAAATAGTTCGATTGTATATCACTAAACAGTGGGCTGCTGAAGGAGAACCCGGATACTTTAATCTTCGGGTAGAAAAAACAATTAAATGAATATCAATAAACTTGAAGCACTTGCTCTATCATATCTACCTATGGTACAACACAGAAGTAAGAGGCATGTATCTATTGTAGTTCACAAGAACAGACCAGTGTCTGTTGGCGTTAACAAAACTAAGACACATCCTCAAGCTCATACGTATCAGTATAGGTTTGATGAGGTGCATTCTGAATTGGATGCATGGCTTAAAGTTAAAGACAAATCTAAAAACTACAAGCTAGTTAACTTTAGATTTGGTCATGAGAATGAATGGAGAATGGCACGACCATGCAGTTTATGCATGCCGTGGTGTAAGCAGATCTTTAAAGAGATTTATTATACAACCCACAAGGGTTTAATTAGGGAAGTCTAGCAATAGGCTTCCCTTTTTTTTCACGTTTAACAAAGGGATAATTATGGAAACGTATACTGAACACATTGTAGATAATAGTCTTGATGCGGAGAGTTACTTTGTAGCTAAGGTATCAGCAACATGGAGTTGGTCTGACAACGGCGTTGGCTTTTATGAATTCTGGGGTACTCCCGGTCATCATGAAGACTGGGGTTGGGAATATGAAGGATACTTTATTGAAGAAGTTGCTATCTTTAACAACGAAGAAGAGTTGGTTGTTTCTCTAACACATAGTGTAGATAATAGTATTGCACCTGAACACGAGGATATTTGGAATGCGGTTAATGAAATGGTTTGTGAAGAGATGGAATCTCTTGATCCACCCGATGAACATCCAGAGGCAGAGTACGACGAACTCTGATAGAGTGTGCCCCGGCTGTGGTGATCCTGCTGGTGACTGCCCTAACCAATCGTGTGTTAGGGATGACTGGCCTCACCCTGCCTTGTGTGATTACAGGGGTAACCCTATTGATTAGCTCCGATAGCTCAGCTGGATAGAGCAGCTGACTTCTAATCAGCAGGTCGCAGGTTCGAGTCCTGCTCGGAGTGCTTGGTCCCATAGCTCAGTTGGTAGAGCATCGGACTTTTAATCCGTTGGTCGCTGGTTCAAGTCCAGCTGGGATCATTGAAAGGAAACTTATGGACCCCCATGATTTGAGAGGTGAGCTGTTAAAGGTTCATCAAGAACTAGCTAAAAGAAATAATGCTAGTACTAATGCTGTGATTGTTGCTGCTCAAGTTGGTAAAGATTTCTTTACTGCTGTGGCATCAGCGTTGCTTACGCTTGGAGAAACACATGCTCCTCTAAGACAGACAGCTAGATTCTTAACGCATCCTGATCCAGTAGATTATGCAGATAGATTGTATGTTGCTGGGTTAAAGATACCCGGATGGGGTAGTGCTTTTGTTAAAGAAGATCACGATCCTGCATTTGATTGTATTAAAAATATACTAGAAGAAAACTATAGCCATGTATATAGCTTGATAGATGATGTGACATATTACCTTCACTATAAAGGAACAGACATCTATCCTAATGCTGCTTGCTATACAACTGCTGTGTTGATTGCTCTTGGTCTTGACTTAAGGTTTGGACCTCAGCTTTTAATCAATGGTCGTATTGGCTGGTGGCAAGCTGTGTACCTAGATAATTATAGTCCTGGTCCTGCTTAGTAGTTGGGGTTGTAGCCCAATCGGCAGAGGCAGTGGACTTAAAATCCATACAGTGCGGGTTCGAGTCCCGCCAACCCTATTAAGGAGATTATTATGAAGAACAATGACAAGTGTCCTGTTGCAGGACTGACCCAAGAAGAGATGAATACTGTTGTCGAAGGTTTGGTTAAGGTTATTCGTGGTGCAGGTTACTGCATTGAGAAGCAACCTGAAGATTGCCAGAAGCCTAACTGTTGTAAGGGAAACATTCACACCGATGACACGCAGGCATAGTGCAGGCAAGGGTGATACCTATCGTAAGGTAGACCAAGAACAATACCGAAAAAATTGGGAAAAAATTTTTGGAGATAAAACAAATGGCAAAACCGTGGAATCACCCACCGGGAAAGATTTACCGTCCAAACCTACCGGACGAAACAGTACAAAAAAAACTAGAAAAGCGTAAAGATTTTGGTGACAAGTGGGACAAGATCTTTGGCAAGAAGAAACTAAATAACATAGAAGATAATGAAAAGGAAGACAATGAATCTTGAACTGTGGTATCTTAGATGCAATTTATTTGTATCTTACTTGGTTGTCTTTCTACTTGGTGGTGTAGTTTATGGATCCCTTAGTTGGTGGACCCCATTTATTGTAGCGATTACACCTACTTTAATACTACTAGTCATTGTACTTGGTGCATTAGGCTGGTCTATATGGTTAACAAAGGATAGTAATGTCGATTGAAGCAACAATTAATAACAGCAAAGTTATTGAACGTACTGCTTGCCCTTCGTGTGTAGCAAAGGGTGCAGATACATCAGGAGATAACCTTGCTTGTTACGATGACGGACACAAGTATTGTTTTGCTTGTAGCTATTATGAAAAAGGAAACTCTAGTTACATGACTGAAGTTAGTGATGAGAATATTAAGAAAGAGTTTAACCCATACACTGGTGAAGCTATTGCTCTGCCTCATAGGAAGATCAGAGAAGATTCATGCAAGAAGTATAGGTATCAAACCTACACAGGCATGGACACTCAGCTAGAGATCGAAAATTATTATAACATTGACGGCACACTTCAAGCACAGAAGGTACGCAACGTTAAGACTAAAGACTTTCACTGGGTAGGTAGTACTAAGAACCTACAACTCTTTGGTCAGAACCTATGGGAAAAGGGTGGCCCTCGTATCCTAATCACTGAGGGTGCTATTGATACACTAACTATGGCACAGATGTTTGATAACAAGTATCCTGTTGTGTCTATTCCTAGTGGTGTAAACTCAGCAGCAGCTTCTGTCAAACAGAACTATGAGTTCTTGTCTTCCTTTGAAACTATTGTTATCTGTTTCGATATGGATGAAGTTGGTAAGAAAGCAGCAAGAGAAGTGGCAGAGATCCTACCTCCCGGTAAGGTAAAGATCATGGAGCTTCCACGTAAGGATCCTAATGAGATGCTTATGGCTAACGAAAGCAAGCAGCTTATGCAATGCTATTGGAATGCCAAGACCCATAGCCCTGACTCTATCCTCCATGTTAGTCAAGTTACTAATGATAATAAGGTACAGAATGATCTGTATGAGTACCCTTGGGAATCAATGACTAACTTTATGATTGGTCAAGACACAGGTAGGCTCTATCTGTGGACATCTGCTACTGGTCACGGCAAGTCTTCAGTAGTAAGAGAGCTGGTGCTTCATCACCTAGAGCAAGGCAACCCTACAGGTTGTGTGTTCCTAGAAGAATCACCAGAGTCTACAGTTGATGACTTGATCTCACTTAAGCTAGGCAAACCTATTCGTAAGATCATGGGTCAGCGACAGCTTAATGATCTTCGCAAGAAGTTTGACAAGCAGATTGTTGATCTTGGTGTGAATGATGACCTCAGTGATGAAGAATATATTGCAGCAAAGAAAGAAGTAAGTGACTACCCACTGTATATCTACGATCACATTGGCAATGCTAACATGCAGAACGTAATGTCTAGGCTAGAGTACATGGCTGTTGCACTTGACTGTAAGGTATTGATTGTCGATCACATTACTTTGCTTGGTAACATCTTGCTTAGCCAACAAGATTCGTATGGTAACTCAGAGCGTCTAGTTCTAGATGATGTTATGAAGCAGCTTCGTTCTCTTGTGGAACGCACTGGTTGTATTGTTCATGTTATCTCTCATATCAAGAAGACTGATAAGAATGTAGATGAAGGTGATCGCATTACACTCAGTGACTTGCGTGGCTCAGGTTCGCTTGCACAGATTGCAGACTATGTGTTTGCACTAGAAAGAAATCGTCAGCATTCTGATGACAAGATTGCTAACACAACATGCATTCGGGTATTGAAGAATAGAAAGACAGGTCAATGTGGTATCGGTTCTGCCTTGTATTACAACAAGAAGACAAGTAGACTACAAGAGATTGACTTTACTATTACGCCTGAAGGAGAGGTACTGTATCAGTATGGAGACATTGACGTTTGACATCGAAGGGAATGGTTTAAATGAAATCTACATTGACAAGAAAGGAAAAGCAGTACAAGAAGCAGACAGGATTTGGTGTGCTGCGATCCACAGTTTATCAGACGGCACAACACAGGGCTACAAAGAAGAAGAGCTACCTAACTTTATCAGTAGATTGGAAAAGGCTTCTCTCGTTATCGGTCACAACATCATTGGTTATGATCTCCCTTTACTGCGTCGTTTATATGGCCCTTTTAGTGTCAAGCTTTATGACACGCTTCTAGTATCACGATTGATGTGGCCTGATAAACCCATGCTTCCTAATCAATCTCACTCACTTAAGAGCTGGGGTTTATTCTTAGGTGAATATAAAGATGATTATCAAGGTGGCTGGGACAGTTACTCTGATGAGATGCTTGAGTATTGCAAACAAGATACTGTTGTGACTGCTAAGATATATGAATACCAAAAAGAATTTGCAATGAAAAACAATTCTTCTATCCACATGGAACAGAAGGTAGCTAAGATTGTATCTTCACAGGTGGAGAATGGTTTTTGTTTTGATATCAAGTCAGCTGTTAAACTAGAGCAAGATCTACTAACAGATAAGGTTGACATTGAAGACTCAATGCAGGTTATATTTCCTGATAAAGTAGAAGAACGTTGGTCAGATAAAACAGGCAAGCGTCTTAAGGATAAAGTAACTGTATTTAATCCGGGTTCTCGTAAACAGATTGCCGATAGACTTCATGAAAAGTATGGGTGGAATGCACCAACTACAGACAAAGGCAACCCTAAGGTTGATAGATCTGTGTTGGCTAAGCTAGACTATCCAGAAGCAAAGACATTGGTTAGTTACTTTGATGAAACTAAACTCATGTCTCAGGTATCTGATTGGATTAAGAGAGCTACTTATTCTAGGGATAAGAAGATCCACGGTAGCTTGAATACATTGGGTACTGTTACAGGTCGCATGACTTCTAACAATCCTAACATGCAACAAGTATCTAGCGACAAGAGAGCTAGGTCTTTGTTTATACCAAGGCCGGGGTGGGTACTAGTAGGTGCTGACTTGTCTGGTCTAGAGTTACGGATGCTTGCACACTATCTATACAAGTATGACGAGGGTGCATACGTTGATCAGATTCTTAATGCAGACATTCATACTCACAATCAAAACGCTATGGGTTTAGATACTAGGAACAAAGCTAAGTCAGCCATCTATTGTTTTCTTTACGGTGGTGGTGATGCAAAGTTTGGTTCAGTTATTAATACTTCTACGGCTAACGCTAAGAAGATTAAGTCTCAGTTGTTGTCAAACATTCCGGGTCTTAAAAGAGTATTAGATGACTGTCGTTTTGATGCACACTCTAAAGGTAGTGTCCGTCCATTTGATTGGCGTGACATTCCTATTCGCAGTGAACACGCTGCTCTTAATACATTACTTCAATCCTCAGGCGCACATATTGCTAAGTTGTGGGCTTGTTATGCAGATGTTGAGTTGACTAAAAGATTCAAACATAACTGGGCTTGGGTTGCTAACGTGCATGACGAGTTGCAAATAGAATGCTCACCTGATATTGCACATGAGCTAGGCCAAGTGGTCTGTGACTGTGCAGAAAAGGCAGGCACATTTTTTAGTTGTAATATACCTACATCAGCAGAGTACAGAGTAGGAAGCAAC